GTCCGTGCTCCACTCCCCAGGCCACAGCGCCTTCTTGTAGTTCGTGACGAGGCGAGGGCCGATCCCCGCAGCCCCAAAGTAGGTCGGTTGGATCGGCGGGCCCGTCTGCTGGACCCCGGGGGCTGGGGCGTACGGGGTGTTGTTCTGGATGAGATCCATATCCTACAACCAATATTTTCACAGCATTGCGAGCAACTTTGCGTCCAGACGTTGCGCGAGGATTCTATCAGGATCTCCTCCAGGAACATAGATCATGTTGCGGATGATTTCGTCTACTATTTTTTCCAAATTATCGATTAACTCATTGAAGGTTCCTGAGTATTGATCGGCATAGGTAAGTACTGTTTGAGTCACGGGTATCCCAGTTCGATTTAGTGTACTGATCAGCTGTCCTCTCTGCGCTGCTTGGACTTCTCCGCGGTTAACATCTATACCCCCGTACCGCCTCTCCCTGTCCGGCGTCTTCATCATCGAGTAGACGTCGTCCAAGTCCTTGACTGCGCGACACCCCCTCTGCACCGCGTTGAACTGCTCCCTCAGTATTTGGTACTTGTTCGCCGCCTTCAACCGACGGGAGTAGGCCGGTCCCCTGACCTCCTTCTTCATCTTGCTGATGATGCCCCGCACCTCCTTGACCGTCAGCCCCTCTTCCTCGGCCTCGCCCTCCAGCACCTTGCCCGGCGTCATCATGGGACTCATCACCGCTGGACCCGGGCTGTCCCCCACGTTGCTGTAGACAGGCGTCGTTGGGCTGCCCAAGTCAAAGGGGACTGGGGAGAGCGGGGAGGAGCGGGGTGCGCTGCGTATCGACGAAGAGGAACGGGGTGGCGAGAACATGGTGCCCGTAGACCCCGTGGGAGGCGTGCGTGGAACCCTTCTGGCCGCTCGCAGGGGGCTCGGTCGCTTGGCAGCCTTCTTCTGCGACCGCCCCGTAAAGATCTCCTCGGTCCGAGGCGAGACGGGTGAGCGAGGCATGTTTGAAACCAACATTTAATCAGAAAAATCTGCGAGCAGCTGTCCGCGCGACATGGTCATGTCGTAGGCATCCTTCTGCGAATGGCCAAATATCATGAGGGCATGGACTTCCTCGGCAATGTCGTAAGCTTTGTTAAATGAGAAGCCCTTCTTTATGGCGTCGACCATCACCTTGATGTGCTTCCGCGCCTGCTCCTCCGACATCTCATTGCGAAAATCCCTCCAGATCTCCTCAAAGTCCTCTCTAAGATTCTCGGCAATGTCGTGAGCTTCGTTAAATGAGAAGCCCTTCCTCAACGCGTTGGCCATCACCTCGATGTGGTTCCGCGCCACTTCCCGCTTCTTCTCATCCGACAGGTTCGAGTTGCGCCTCAAGATCTGCTTGTAGTGCTTTCTCAGCTTGTCAGCCATGATAGCATAAAATATATTGTCATGTCACTAATGTCTTCGGTCCACGTCGCAGCCGCCGCCAATGAGGTGGCAGGAGTCCTGCCCTCCACGGCCACGGTCTCCGTCTCCAAGCACGGGATCCAGGCCGTCGAGACCCTCAACCTGAAGGCGCAGACCGTGTCGCAGTCGCAGGTGCGATGGAGCCGCTCGTTCGACGGTAGGGAGGTGATCACAAACCCCTACGTCAAGTTCAGGGCCACCGCGGAGATGTCGAACAGCAATCTAAATGTTGAAACCGCCTTTCCCTGGATGGTGCGCGACGCCGTGCGACCGACTTGCGACCCCTTTCTCAACATGTGCGACTCGTTGCGGGTGACGGTCAACAACGCGAGCATGTCGGTTCAAAACGAGCATCGCATTGTCACGTCGACGTTTGCGCCGGACGTCAAAGATCAGCGTGACCACTACGGTTTGAACCAGCTGGACGACTACGCCGAAGGCACAGCTAGGACATACTATTTGAACAGTTACACACGAGGTGAAAAACAGTTCAACGTGAACGCCTTGAGAGAAAACTACCCGGTCAAGTTTGAGGCCAGATTCAACGAGACTTTTTACGAGGTGAACGAAGAAGATTACATTTTGGGAGTCAGAATTCAATTTGACACAGCACCTGCCAACGGTGAGAAGTACTCAATCAGATGCGGTGCAAATGCTGGAATAGTTGGGTATTTTTACGCCTACGCCAGTACAGCTTTGCAATATCATGGGGTCGTTTCAAATAGTACCGTTCCAACCGGTGGTGCCACTTGGCAAGGTGTCACTACTCTTGCGGAAGTCATAGATGAACTGCGGGTCTACAATTACGAGGGTAACCCGATCACCGCTTCTTGGAACTTTGTCTATAATCACAAGGACACAACAACGTTTACTTCTGCCTCAACTACTGTTGTGTCATTTGCACGACCGGATCGTTACAGATGGACATACGACATTTACCAACCGTTGAATCATCCATACTTCAGGGACAACGTGATGCGCGACAACACCCTCGTCAACTGCAAATTCTTGGAAGTTGAGGCCTACATCAATCCGTCGCGGGTTGTAGAGGTCAGCAGAATTAATTCCGGGAGGAGTCAGTCGGTGAATGGCGCCTTCGAAATCAAGCTGGACACGGCAGAAAAGCCAACTCTCATCATGGATTTGATCACTCCGTCGGTGCCGATGCCGACGCTTTCAGAAAAACCCGTGTCATCTTATCATCTGGTCACGTCCACCCCGCGCAAGTTGAGCGCGCAAAAGCCCTTGGACGACATGGCCTCGGGCCACATCATGCTAGCTCAAGTTCCCGACAAAATCTACGTCTTCGTGCGCTCCAATAAGGACCTAACGCAAGTGAACAATGGGCTAAAGGTACCGACTCGGCTTGGAGTCATTACCGGAATGCGAATCCAGACGCCGCAAGACGCTGCCATGATGGTCGAGATGGGGCAAGAATCGCTCTACCAGATGTCGAAGCGGAACGGGTCGAAACAGTCGCGGACCCAATTCATGTGCACGGCGGGATCCGTCGTCTGCATCGACCCCGAAAGGGACTTGGGCGGCTTCACCAACGGCGTGCTGGCGCCCTTCGCTTTCGACCTGCGTCTGGACTTCTCCCTCCCAATGCGCAGTGGAGATGAGACCAAGTCGATTATCACCGGCAAGATGATCAAGGATCGTGGTCCCATTAGCTTTTATTATTACGGCGACGAGACGTGGACTATGTACGTCGTCTGCGAGCTGCAAGGTCACCTGTACTTGATGCAGGACGGCTCGGGCAAGCAGACCAAATCGAACCTGACCATGGCCCAAGTGGCCGACGCTGTGGCTCAAGGCCTGCACCACCCCACCACCTTCCCCGGCGATCGAGTTCAGAAGATGGATTCGGGGCTGCTCTCCGAAATCGGGTCCCTCAAAATGGGCGATGCGGCCGACGATGTCCGTGCCCACTTGCGTGCATAAAATGTTGATTTACCACCAATGATTGTTAGCGTCGCCGCCGCCGATGTGGCGTCCATCCAGCCCACCACGGCCGCCATACGCACGACGCAACAGGGGGTGGGGCGGAGGGAGACGGTCGTCCTGCCGGGCAAGGGGTTCAAATGGCACCGCAAGTTCACGGGCCAGCACGTCATGACGCCGCCGCGCATGCACTACAAATTGAAGACTTTCGTCAACCTCAATTCTGACTTGAAGCCCATCTACCTGCAAGACTACATCGAATTCAAAAAGCATATCCACCCGACGCTGCACACTGACGTCACCGTCTCCCTGAACAACACGCCCCTCACCGTCAACGACCAGCGCCTGCTGCGCCAGAAGGGACACCTCGACGCCTTCTCCGAATCGATGTACCGAACGTATCCTTACGGCGAGAGGAGCAACAACGACGACGGTCAGACCATGACGCGCCAGATGATGCCCGTGCGCACGTACTCGCAAGGACACCTGATCGACGAGGACAGCTACATCACGGTTGCAAACATCTACGCGGACCACGGGGCCATCGGTTCTTCAGGAAATCCGGCTCAAATTACGATTTTGAAGGGATTTGTAGAAGTTGCCGAGGCGTGGGCGTATGTGCCAGCCAACACATCGACATGGGTTGCCTTAAGACCCCTGTCCAGTTCCGGAGCTTGGAATTATGACACCAAATCGATACGCATTCCGACCGACGGTGATTTTACGATGGAAGTCGATCACGGTGGGAGTACAGTACGTGCACCGGTTCGATTGTACAACATGCTCAAGTTCGGGGCAAGCAATACGCAAACAGGTAATGAGTCCGTATACAATCATGCCAGTACAAATTTGTCGTCCTCATGGGAGTTTGAGCACGACGTCTACCAGGACCTGCAGCATCCCTACTTCGACCAACCGCTCAGCAATGTGCTGTTCATGGACGTCGAAGTGACACAGCCGACGCTGGAGGTGGGATCGCTGTACCAGAACCGACTAAGCAGTTACCAGACGATCGTGCTCTCGATTCCAACCCTGACCTTCGACTTGATCACGCCGACGACCCTGATGCCCGTCACGTCGACGTACATGATCGACACCTACCGCGACACCGTGAGGCCGGCGATCATGCCGACGTCCGGGGCCGACACCGTCGTCGCGGGGCCAATCCACACGGAGCAGGTGCCCGACGCCATCTACGTCTTCGTGCGCAACGACACGGTGTTGAACCCCTCGGAGAACGTGCCCGACCGCCTGGCCGTGATCCTGTCCCTCCAGTTCATCACGCCCCAGGGAACGGATTTGGCGACCCTGGACCAAGACACCCTCTACCACATGTCGAAGAGGAACGGGGTGCGCCAGAACAGGGACGAGTTCATGTGTTCCAAAGGCTCCTTGATCTGCATCAACCCCGAAGTCGATTTGGGGGGCTACGTCAACGGGGTCCTCATGAAGAACGAGTTCTCGATCAAGGTGCGGTACGAACGGGCGTACAGGAGCGGGGGCGAGTCCATCGTGTGGAAGAGCGACTTGCAGGACCAACACGTGGCGCGCAAGCCAGCGTTCGACGATGTGGGCAACGACTACAAGGTGCACGTGGTCATGAAGCAGGCGAACCAGCTGATCTTGAAGGGGGACGGGACGGGCCAGCTGACGTCGTCCATGATCCAGCCCAACCAAGTTGCCCAGGAAAAAATGTACCATCCCTCGTTGATCAAGCCGGGGACGAAAGAAATCGATGGAGGAGTGTTGGGACAGTTGTGATAGTGACGAGCTTCACGCTTTAATCGAGGAGGAGCCCTGGGTCTTTGTACCCCCCTACGTCTCGTCGCGGTGGTGCTGGTGCTTCTAAATAAACTCCATTTCCTCCTCGCCCGCCGCGTCGACCCTGAGCTTCAAAACCTCCCACGTCAGCCCGCACGCGCCCGAGACCGCGTAGATGTAGCGGGGCAGCAGCTGGGCCGTCACCGTAGCCCCCTTCTGCAGGGCGTCGGGGGTGATGGGGCTGCCCGACGGATCGTAGACTTTGGTGGTGACCATGCCGTCCCTGTGCCGCAGCTTGGCCGACACCAGGTCCTCCTTCAGGGTATCTCGGAACTGGTTGCACTTGAGGACCTTCTTGTACTTGTCGTACGCCTTGACAAGGTGGGCGTCGAGGGCTGCCACGCGCTCCTTGGCCCGATCGTCAAGCCGCAGGGTGAGCTTGGCCTGCTCCTTGCCGCTGAACTCGGTGACCGAGGCGCAGGACCAGGGCAGGACACCAGTGGCCTGTATGACTGGAGAGTTGATTCCAATCTGAGGGGAGGGGGTCTGATCAGCGGGCGTCCATGGGTCGGGTAGGGGGTGGCGGGTGGTACCTTTTTGCCAGCTGGTCCGAGGGACGAAGGGGGCTGGAAGGAGACGGCGGAAGGGTCGAAGTCATCGAGTTTGACGATCATGGCTGCTGCTCGCCCTTCGGACCCCAGACCCGCACCCCACCCCCTTATATAGTCGACCCCGTGAACTTGGGTGACTCACTTTCCGAACAGCTTTCGACCCAATTTCCGATTCGGCTTCTTAATGGTGGAGAAGATGGCGCTGCCCAGGACGCAGACGGTCACGGGTTTGGGGCAGAGGGGCGCCTCCCACGAAACCTGGTCCTTCTTCCACTGCTCGTGGGTCAAGGGTCCGCCGAAGCATGTCAGGAGTCGAGGAGGGGGAAGCAGGTAGGTGCCGCCCTCCCTCTTGACTTGCGGCAGGATGATCAGCTTGTGCCGCTCCTCGGAGTCGTGCAGCCACCGCCGGGCGCAGAGGGGGTCGCAGAAGCAGCCCTTCCTCTTGCCGCGGCGCAGGGGATAGCCGTACGCCTTGGCCTTGAAGGAACGGGCGCAAGTCTGACACCTCAGCTCGCACGCCGTCCCGTACAGATCTACCGCTGGCCACTGTGGTGACGGACGTGAACACGTTGCGCAGAGCCTTTGAGTGCCTGACCCACTTCGGGGTGGTGACGGCGGGCGTCAAATTCGAGATGAGCATGGTGGTGTACGGGTACACGGACTACGTGGGGGCGTACGTGGCCATCCCGTCGGACCCCGCGGACTGGACGTGCTCCATCCCGATCACTCACCTGGTCAAGCTTCTGAACACGTGTGTATCCTCCTCCCTTGTCCGGCTTCACTTTCTGGCGGACCATATGCGCGTCGAGAACGAGGTGGAGTACCGGGTCAAGTACGTTGACGACCCCGTGGATCTGGAGTACCCGACCGTGCAGCCGTGCAAGTCCTTCCTGATCGACCTGACCCTGCTGCAGCGCTTCTTAAAGATGGTGGGCGACGAGGTCCGGCTCGAAGACGGGTTAGTTGTGAAAGGAAATTACCAGTCCATGGTCGATTCCAAAGTCACCTTCCCGCCGCACAAGGCCCCCATGCTGCCGTGGCTGGGCGTCCCCCTCGTCCCTGGGGAAAAGTGGCCCGAGGCGCGGTTCGGATCGACCCTCCTCCGCTACCTGTGCCGGACGCAGGCCTTCGCGCCCAAAGGGGTGGCGACCGTGTGCCGCAACCACATGGTGTACGAAGCCGAGCGGGACGACCTGATCTTCCGCGCGTGCTTCACCAGCCTGTAAATAAATGTGTCGCCTCCACCGATGGAGACCGTCAAGGAGCTGATTGCGAAGGGGGAGGTGACGCGGGACGACTTATTAAAACTGGCCAAGTGTTCCGAGTGCGGAGACCACGCCCCCACCTTCGACCAGCTGACGAAGGACCAGCGGTCGGAGGCCTGGCTGAAGGCGCGGGAAGGGCGGGTGACGGCTTCCGACTGCGCCGCAATATGTGTGAGTGCTTTCCTGGCGTGGGTGTGGGGTTGGAAGTTAGCTGACCTCTGCACAGGGTGAATCCCCCTACGAAGATGCGACGGATGTGCTGCGCAAGAAGATGGGCGCCAAACGGAAGCCGAACCACTTCACGCTGCACGGACAGCTCCACGAACCCATCGCCCTGAAGGAGTACAAAAAAGGTTGGTTTTTAGTGTGCTAGTGTTAATCAATCAGGTACCTTTGTTTTCTCTCCATAATAGATATATATGTGAATATATATATGTGAATATATATGACTTAAATATGAAAAGAAATTGAACCTCCTTGATTGATTAACACCGGCACCCTAAATCCCACAGTGACCGGATGTCAGGTCGGTCAGTATGGGCTCATCAATTCGAGCGAGACGCCTTGGCTGGCGTGTTCCCCCGACGGCGTGACTCACTGCGGCCGGCTTGTCGAAATCAAGTGCCCCGTCTCGCGCGTCATTGTTCCGGGCGAGGTTCCGCGCCACTACCTCCCCCAGCTGCAGATATCGATGTACTGTTTGGGCTTGCAAGAAGCCGACTACTTTGAGTGGGCACAGGGGCAGACCAACTTGGTCAGGTAAGGCACCACCCGTGCCCTACCCCCTCCCACCCCACCCGCTGACCGTCGCACAGGGTGAAGCGCGACCAGCCCTACATAGATGCGATGCTGGAGCGGCTGAAGGACTTTCACGACCAATGGATGACGATGAAGAAGGAGGGGCGGAGGCCGAAGAAGAAGAAGAAGGTGAATCATCCCTTTATTTGAACCCAGTCCATGGCCAGGTCGACGGCCTCCCTGGAGCAGTGGAACCACTCGCCGCGGCACCGTCGAGCCCGGAGAAAGGCGTGGACGCGCATCTCCTCCTCCCGCCCTCCGTTGGTGACGCGAAAGGGTTTGACCCACAAGCCGTGCGAGGCGTACTGGGCCATGCGTTTGGAAACGTCGGCGGAGAAACCGACTTTGATTAAAGGCAGGTGAGGGTGTTTTATTGCGTACAGCATGCTTGACCATCACAAGTTGACGGCGGCGAGTCGAGCCATGTTTTTAGCTTCGATCGGGCAAGCGGTGTCCTTCATGTTCGGCACGATGAGCATGCCCTTGTACACCTTGTCTTGAAAGACCCTGCGCGTGTAGAAAGTCGCGAATTTCACGAAGAGAACGTAGCGCACAGACGTGGGGGTCGTGACGTTGTGGAGCAGCGATCTGGCGAAAGACAAAGCGCTCTCCCACGGAGCCTGGCGGTCGCCGAGCTGGACGGCCTGCCTTGCGAGAACTTCGAGTGTTTCGACGTTGCATCCGACAAGGAGAACGGTCAGGGGCACCCTCTTGTTGGCGATGCGCAGGATGTACTTGTCCGTGATTACGTTCCAATACACCATCCGACAGTAGACGTGGTCGACGTACGAAATCGGCGGCTGGGGGTGGTAGGCAGAGATAGGCGGGTTCCAGAAAGGCTGGGTTGAGGTAGTCGGGCGTGTCATAGTACGTCTCGTTGCAGAAAAAGTCCATGTGATTTCCAAGTTTGGAGGGTAGACGGCTCGACTATAAAAATTCCAATTGTGAATTTTTTAAAGTTCACAATTATGGTTGAAGACGTCATCGCAGTTTCACCACCCTCGTTCACAATTGGGGTATATAAGGGGTGGGGGTGGGG